GATAATGGGGTAGAAATGGTCCAAGTTCCACTTCAATTCTGGTTCTGTCGCAATCCTGGTCTTGCTTTACCTTTAATCGCCCTTCAGTACCACGAAGTTAAACTTAAGTTTCAGTGGGGTTCAACCGCAGGTGAGGTTGCCTCCGCTCAAGTATGGTGTGACTACATCTACCTTGATACCGATGAGCGCCGTCGTTTTGCTCAGGTTTCTCACGAATACCTCATTGAGCAGGTTCAGAGACAAACGGGTGAGTCTGGTCAGACTACTAAGCTCAACTTCAATCATCCCGTTAAGGAATTGGTTTGGACTTCTGATGGAGGTTCTGATGAGGCGGAATTAAGGCTCAAGTTGAACGGTCATGATCGTTTCTCTAAACAGCAACCGGAATACTTTCAGCTCAGACAGCCTTACGATTACCACACTGCTATTCCGAAGCAGAACTTGCCCACTTCTGCTCAACTCACTACTTTAGATAGACAGACAACAATTGCACTACCAACTGGTGATAATGGCACTGTATTAACTGTTCAGACACTCCTCGCGACTGCTAAGTCAGGAGCATCCAAGATATGTATGTTAACTGGTACAAATGAATTAGCTTTAGATGGAAGTGGTAATAACTCGGCTTTTGCTACAGAATATGCTGTAGGGTCGCAAATAGCTATAGTAATTATTGCAGTTGGCTCTGATATTGTATCTACCGGTACCGCGGCGGTCGGTGATATATTTTTCGCTAATGTCACCGCTGTGGGGAGCCTGGCTTCGACCGCCGCGGGTCAACAGTTCTTTTTATCTGTACCAACTACTGCTGATGGAGCTAAAACAATAACAGCCATGGATGGCGCAAACGGCGACAGTACAGTAAAAGTTTTTATTGTCAGCAACGGCAACTCTGCTCAGGCCCGCACCTCTCAGTTAACCAAGAAGATCAATGTCTACTCCTTCGGTCTCAAACCGGAAGAGCACCAGCCGTCTGGAACCTGCAACTTCTCTCGTATTGATGTTGCTCAGCTTATTCACGATGGCAGTGGCACCTTGAGTGCCCAAACTGTCTACGCCGTCAACTACAATGTCCTTAGAATTATGTCCGGTATGGGTGGTCTTGCCTACTCCAACTAAATGAATTAGTCAAAGGACTAAAGACTAAATCATAACTAATCCACTTTTTAAGATATTATTTTTAATTTGTTTATTAAAGATAAATAAACGAACGATATAAACTTAATAAAAAAATCTATGCTATATGTATAAATATGGGAGGAGGATTAATGGAACTCGTCGCTTACGGCGCCCAAGACATTTACTTAACTGGGAATCCCCAGATTACATTCTTTAAGGTTGTCTACAGAAGACACACGAACTTCTCGATGGAATCAATTGAACAGACATGGTTAGGAACCGAGGTTGGATCTTCATTCGTTGAATCTAAATGTGAAGCTATTATTTCAAGAGATGGTGATTTATTACACAGAATGTATTTAGAGTTAGGTGTTTCTTCTATATCGGGTTATGGTAATGGTACTGTTAAAGCTAATTTATCATCCAAGTTAATAGAATCTGTTGAATTACAGATTGGTGGTCAAAGAATAGATAAACAAAGTGGGACATGGATGGAAACGTGGGCGGAATTAACCGAACCTAATCCAGATTGCTCTGCTAGTAAATGTGGTACTACCAATAACCATGCCGGGACATTATTTCAGAAAATGTCGGGTATGGGGGGGTTTAATGTCGCTAATGTAAATCTAACCGAAGAACTATTATTTAATGTGCCGTTACAATTCTGGTTTAATCGTCATCCTGGTCTAGCACTACCATTAATCGCTCTTCAATATCATGAGGTGAAAGTTATTTTAAAACATAAGTTTAATTCTGCAGCTAATTATGGTTACAACAAAAATAAATTATGGTGTGATTACATTTATTTAGACACCGATGAACGTAGACGCTTCGCTCAAGTTTCACACGAATATCTCATTGAACAAGTTCAGGAACAAAGTGTTGGAACAGCAGACATTACCAATGAAACTTTAAATTTTAATCACCCTGTGAAAGAATTAATTTTATGTAATATGGGGGTGACCGGCCGTATGACTTCAATAGAAGGCGCCGCTTCCACTGAATTAAAATTAGTATTAAATGGAGCCGACCGTTTTAAAGAAAGGAATTTAAGATATTTTACAAGAACGCAAGTATACCAACATCACACGGGTTGTAGTGGTTTAGTAACAACCGGTGTAGCTGACACTGGTGATAGTGCAGATGCAATCGGTGTTTATTCATTTGCCCTCAAACCAGAAGAACACCAACCTTCGGGAACTTGTAATTTCTCGAGAATTGATTCTGCACAATTACAAAAAACTTCGGGAACAACTGATATTACTCACATTTTCGCCGTCAATTACAATGTCTTAAGAATCATGTCGGGTATGGGTGGTTTAGCATATTCCAATTAATTTAGTCAATTAATTTAGTCAATTAATCAAGGGATTAAGTAATTAAGTTATTATAAAGAATTCTTTTATCTTTTATCGTTTTTCATCAAATATAGAAAAATTTCTTAGGTTTTTTTTCTATGCTATAGTATAAAAATGGGAGGAGGATTAATGCAACTTGTAGCTTATGGCGCTCAGGATATTTACTTAACCGGTAACCCGCAAATTACTTTCTTTAAGGTTGTCTATCGCAGACACACCAACTTTTCGATGGAGGCCATTGAACAGACGTTTAGTGGAACGGCTTCTCTTGGATCATCTGTATCGGCAACAATCTCACGCAATGGTGATTTAGTCCATAGAATGTATTTACAATATAATCCAGACACATGCTTGGGAACCTTGGTGCAGAACAAAGACTTTGCTAACAACTTTTCGCATAATTTAATTAAAGAAGTAGAATTAGAAATTGGGGGTCAGCGCATTGATAAACATTATGGTCACTGGCTTCAAGTATTTTCTGAATTAACTGAAAATAATCCTCTAGGAGACACGGCGGCGGTCACAGCCACTGGTGTTGAACCGACATCAGGTGCAACATTATTTCAAATGATGACATTTAACCATACAGGTCTGGCCAACATGACGTCCGCGGCTGCCGAGGCCCCTACTTTTGCCTCAGTGCCTCTTCAGTTTTGGTTCTGTCGCAATCCAGGTTTGGCTCTACCCTTAATTGCTCTTCAATACCATGAAGTTAAGGTCAAAGTTACTTTTGGAGCCTTCACAGATGCGATGGAGACGGCGGGCGTGTCGGGAAACACCTTTGATTTATCAACACATAAATTATGGGCTGATTATATTTATCTAGATACGGATGAACGCCGTAGATTTGCTCAAGTATCTCATGAATATCTTATTGAACAACTTCAGTTCGAAGAACAGACAGATACAAAATTTACATTAAATTTTAATCACCCTGTAAAAGAAATTATATGGACGTCACCTGCGACAACACCCGTGACTACGATTTCACATGGGGCGGCTAATTCGGCTGCTCCGGGTGCCGGAAATTATCTACTAAAACTTAACGGTCATGATCGTTTTTCAACACGTGATATCCATTATTTCACAAGAACGCAAGTGTGGCAGCACCATACCGGATATGGTGGAACATATGTGGGAGATTCTATTGCGGTTTATTCATTCGCTCTCAAACCTGAAGAACATCAACCAAGTGGTACTTGTAATTTCTCTAGAATTGATACTGCTGAACTAAATACTACGGCTGCTTCGCAAACATTGCGTATTTATGCTGTCAATTACAATGTCTTAAGAATCATGTCGGGTATGGGCGGCCTCGCTTACTCCAATTAAGTAAATTAGTCAAGTTATTATAAAGAATTCTTTTATCTTTTATCGTTTTTCATCAAATATAGAAAAATTCCTTAGATTTTTTTTCTATGCTATAGTATAAAAATATGGGAGGAGGATTGATGCAACTTGTCGCTTATGGTGCTCAGGATATTTACTTAACCGGTAACCCGCAAATTACTTTCTTTAAGGTTGTCTATCGCAGACACACCAACTTCTCGATGGAGGCTATTGAGCAGACGTGGAGTGGTACAGTTGGTGCTGGTGGTCGTGCAACAGCAACTGTTTCCCGTAATGGTGATTTAGTTCACAGAATGTATTTACAGCAAACTGTGACAAGTGGGGCAAGTTTACTAGCTAACCATGGTCATGCTATTATTGATAATGTGGAGCTTGAAATCGGTGGTCAACGCATAGATAAGCATAGTGGTCACTGGATGGAAGTATGGTCTCAATTAACCGAACCAAATCCAACAGGTAATAAAGCACCTGCGGCTAACGGTACAGCTTTAGCCCCCGGTAATAGTACTTTATTTCAACAAATGGCACGTGCTGGAGGAATTTTGGCTGCAGGTGGGACTGGCAACACCACGGGTGTATTTTTTATTCCTTTACAATTCTGGTTTTGTCGTAATCCAGGTCTTGCTTTACCATTAATAGCCCTTCAGTACCATGAAGTTAAAGTTATTCTAACTCTTGGTAATGCCGCAAATTTTTTAGGTGGTAATGACCTTAAATTATGGGCGGATTACATCTACCTTGATACTGATGAACGCCGTAGATTTGCCCAAGTTTCACACGAATATCTCATAGAACAGGTTCAAGAACAATCATATGCGGGTGATTCTACAGCTATAGATATTAATTTTAATCACCCTGTTAAAGAATTAATATGGGCTGAAGGAACTCTAGCTTCTGCAATAGGAAACGGTGTAGGAGGTGGTAATTGGCAACTAAAATTAAATGGTCACGATCGTTTTGCACAACGCGATTTTAAATATTTCACTAGAACTCAAGTATGGCAGCACCATACCGGATATGGTGGTATTAGCACGGCTGATTCTATTGGAGTTTATTCTTTTGCCCTCAAACCTGAAGAACATCAACCATCTGGAACGTGTAACTTCTCTAGAATTGATACTGCACAATTAGCTACTACGGCAACTCGAGCTAATCCTGGTATGCTATACGCCGTCAACTACAACGTCCTTAGAATTATGTCGGGTATGGGTGGTCTCGCTTACTCCAATTAATTAAATTAATCAAAACAATCATTAACTAAACTATTCTTTTAAAGATTTTAAAAAGATAAAGATTAACTCTAAATTAATCTTAAGATAAAATTTATTAAGAATTTTATCTATGCTATATGTATAAATATGGGAGGAGGATTAATGCAACTTGTCGCCTACGGTGCCCAAGACATCTACTTAACAGGGAATCCCCAAATTACTTTTTTTAAGGTCGTTTACAGAAGACACACGAACTTCTCGATGGAAGCTATTCAACAGACGTGGGACGGAACTGATGGAACAACAGCTGCTGCTCGTTGCACATCTACGATTGCGAGAAATGGTGATTTACTCTACAGAATGTATTTAGAAATTGAAGGGACACCAACGAATAATACACAAAACTTTACAGCAGCTTCTATTACAAACATTGAACTTGAAATCGGAGGACAACTCATTGATAAACAAACTGGCCAATGGATGAATGTATGGTCTCATTTATCACAACCTAATCCATCGGCGCATGTAGGTCAAACCGATTTAACTCACCAGCTGGGTACGACCTATCAAAATATGTCGGGTATGGGGGGGGCTAATGGAAATGCTTCAGGTATAGCTATATTCTGGGTCCCATTACAATTCTGGTTTTGTAGAAATGCTGGTTTAGCACTGCCCTTAATTGCCCTCCAGTATCATGAAGTTATTGTTAAGTTAAATCATACTTTCGGGAACGGTTTTGGAACCTTAAGCAGTAATAAACTTTGGGCAGACTACATTTATCTGGATACCGACGAAAGACGTAGATTCGCTCAAGTTTCACACGAATACTTAATTGAACAAGTTCAAGAAAATCCCATTGCTACCACCGGTAATTCCAAACTTAATTTCAATCATCCTGTAAAAGAATTAATTTGGGTAGTGGATGACCTAACCAATGGAACACTTGCTGCTGTCGCTACGGATACAACAACCTATAAATTACAGTTAAATGGACACGATCGCTTTAAAGCGAGAAATTTCAGATACTTCACAAGAGCTCAAGTATGGCAACATCACACGGGGTGTGGTGGTTTAGCAGCAGTAGATAAAACTAACGGTAAATTAAATGATGGTATTGCCGTATATTCATTTGCTCTAAAACCCGAAGAACACCAACCTTCTGGGACTTGTAATTTCTCAAGAATAGATGATGCTAGAATAGTCGTTGGAGGGGCAACTTCATCAGCAACTAAAATCTATGCCGTCAATTACAATGTCTTAAGAATTATGTCTGGTATGGGTGGTTTAGCGTATTCCAATTAAATGAATTAATCAAAGGACTAATTTAGTCAAGGGATTAAATGAATTAATTAAGTTTTTAAAGGTTTAAGTTATCTTTTTATTAAGAATCATAACAAAATGATTAGGTATTAAATTAAAATTTTTATATTTGCTATATGTATAAATATGGGAGGAGGACTAATGCAACTCGTAGCTTACGGTGCCCAAGATGTCTATTTAACAGGGAATCCCCAAATTACATTTTTCAAGGTTGTTTACAGAAGACACACAAACTTCTCGATGGAATCTATCATACAAACATTTGACGGAACAGCTGATTTCGGTAATAAAGTCACAGCAACTATCGCTAGGAATGGTGATTTGATTCACAGGATGTATTTAGAACACGCGGCTTCTTTTGTACACGCAGAAGGCACAACAGCGCATTCCGATGTAGGATTAGTTGAACATTACGGACATTCGCTCATTAAAGAGTGTGAAATTGAAATCGGTGGTCAAAGGATTGACAAGCATTACGCAATGTGGAATCGTGTTTGGTCGGATTTAACTGAATTTAATCCAAGTGGTCATTTTGGTGGCACAGCACCCACAGGAAGTGCTGCGGCTGCGACGACGACCACCGGAACACTATATCAATATATGACAGGGAATGGTTACGGACTTAACTCTGATACTCGGAGTGGGACTAATGAATTCGGTGCAGGCACTACAAC